ACTCGCGGATATAGCCGATCCAGCCCAGGCCCGGCACGACCCGCTGGGTCTTCCAGGCCTCCCAGAGCACCCGGCGCACGTCGTCGGCGAGGTCGCCGGCGTCGCGGAACGGGTCACCGCTCGGGCCCTGGTCGTCGACCCAGCACTGCACGTTGATCCAGGGCTGGTCGTAGAACTCCGGGTAGGGGCTGTCGCCGCCGACCCGGCGGATCACGACCAGCGGCAGGTACTGCGTGATGTGGTCGGGGATCCGGGACATCACCGTGACGCCGGGGAACGTCAGGTCGACCCGCAGCAGCTCCAGCAGGACGTCGAGGTAGTCCACCGAGAAGCGGGGCATCAGAACGCGCTCCGCAGGGCGTGCACGCCCGAGGTGACCCCGCGCTGGCGGCGGCCGTACTCGATGGCTGCCGCCGCCCGGTCGCCCCGGGTGTCGTCGAGGTTGATGAAGTAGTCGAGGATGTCGCCACGGGTGACCGTGATCCGGGAGTGGCCCTGGGCGCGGTGTGCGTCCAGGACCGCCTCGGCCCGCGCCGCGCCCGCGTACGCCGTGCGCCGCAGTTCGCGCCGCACGCCGGGCAGCTTCGCGAAGTACTCGTCGTCGGCGAACTCGTAGATCTCGGCCATCTACCGCTCCTCGACCAGGGTGGCGGAGATGTGGTGGGTGGCCGGCGACGCGCCGTAGACCAGTGGGCCGCCGAGCACCGTCATCACCTTGCCGTCGAACTCGACACGAGACCACCAGCCCAGCGGGGCATCACGGGCATGCAGCCGCCAGGCTGCGTCGACCCGCTGCCCCTGCCGCACGTCGATCGCCGGGAACGCACCGCGAGTGGAGGCGATCGGGTGCACCAGGCACCCGGTCACGGTCACCGGCTCGGCCGCCGGACGGCGGATGATGTTCCCGCGCGAGTCGGTGACCTCCTCCTCCATCCAGATCTTCACGGTGTGCGGACCCCGGTCGATCAGCGCGCTCACGGCTACTCCCGGTAGATGTCGTACGGGATCGGCTCCGCGCCGAACTGGTCGTTGAGCCAGACGGTGTGGAGCGCCTCCTCGTTGCGGGTCACCGGCTGCGTCCACAACCCGGTCTTGCCGAGCGAGCGACGGATCGCCCGCTCCTCGCCCTCGGTGAGGTAGATGCCCGGCTGTACGCCGGTGCGCTGGAACGAGTAGTCCCCGGCCGACTCGGCCGAGTAGCCCTCCGGGTTGCGCACCGCACGCTCGGTGGAGCGCAGCACGGCCCACCGGACCGACCCCGGGACGACCTCCAGGAGGCCGGTCTCGGGGTCGATCCAGGTGCGGCCCGCGACGTCCCGGACCAGATCCGAGGCGTCCGCGAGCAGCGCGAGGACCCGATCGGCCTCCACGCCCTCGAAGGTGCGCCCCATTCGGGTCTGGAGGTCCGCGACGGTCGCGAGCGGATCCATCACGGGGTCGGGTCGGCGCCGAGCGTGAGCTTGACCGCGCGGACGACCGACGGCCCGGTCGTGCCGGGACCAGCACCGTCCGGGTCGGCCTCCGGACCGTCGGCGACGTGGTTCGTGCCGATGTAGACGTCGAACAGCGACCGGTCCTGGACGTTGCGGAAGTCGTAGTCCCTGATCCAGCGCATGCTCAACCCGAAGGCCGACCGCGACGCACCGAAGCTGGCCCCGGCCGGAACCGCCGGAGCGCGCATCCCCAGGACGAACGCCGTCCGGTGGAAAGCGATCGCCTGGTCACTGGGCAGCGCGTTGGACACGATCACCCGCGAGAAGCCAGCGATCCGGCCGATGTCGGCGTCGCGCAGAGCCGAATCCGACCCGGACTTGTCGGCCTCGTGCAGGTCGTCGGACTTGAGGATGACGCCCTCCCAGTCCGAACCCACGACCAGGTAGCGCTCGTTGCGGGGGACGTTCGCCTTGTTCAGCAGCACCCGCGCGTCGACCAGCGCGTCGTACGGACCGACCCCGGTGGTCGCGGTGGCCTCCGGGTCGAAGTAGAGCTGGTGGTCGGGGTGGAACGGCGCGCCGGTCATCTCGGCGACCACCGCATTCTCGACGCCCTCCGCGATCGCACGGACCTGCGGCTCGGCGATCTGCCGACCGAAGTCGGTGATGTCGAGCGTCAGCTCCTCGTCGGTGATCGGGATGGCGTTGTAGACGTCGGTGTCCAGCGTCACGTCGACGCTGGTCTCGGTCAGCTCATCCATCGTGATGATGCCCGCGCCCGCGACGTTCGTGTCGGTGGTGCCGTCCGCAGAGGTGACGGACGTGTTGTAGGCACGAGCGCCGCGCAGCACGCGGGTGCGAGCCGTGGTGCGCGCCGGCACCCGGATGGTGATCGTGTCGCCGGCCGCGCCAGCGAAGTCGCCGCCCGCGTTGCGCCACATGAGGGCCGGGAGCACGATCTCGCGCTCGAGCAGGCCGAGCGCCTGAGCGGCGATGCGCTCCGGCTTGATGAACGAGTTAGCCACAGGAACCTCCTGGAGGTAAGGGGGGAGCCCGCAGGCGGCCCTGTGGCGAGCCGTGCGGCTGTCTGATCAGCTACGTCGCGGCAGTTGCGCCGCGAGCTTGCGGGGGTCGGTCTCCTCCGGCTCTTCATCCGGAGTGGCACCGCCCTTGAGGCGCTCCTTCGGCCGCTGCGGGGTCTTGGCCCCAGCCTTCGGCGCCAGCAGTTCGAACAGCTCGTCGGCGTCCGCCTCGAGCGCCTCGTCGTCGTCGCCGCGCACTCGCTTGGCGACGGCGCGCACCTGCGCGAGGGTGGCGTGCTCGGGGGCACGCTCCATCGCGATCTCCAGCGCCTTCGCCTTGGCCTCGGCCGTGCCGGCCCTGGACTCGGCGGTGCTGGCGCGCTCCTGCAGGCGCTCGGACTCCGACTTGTCGGCGTCCTTGTACTTCTTGAGCTCGTCGGACGTCGACTTGAACTGCTTCTCGTGCTTGCGCGCGAGCGACTTCCACTTCTCGACCTGGGCGGCGAGAGCGGCGTCGTCCCTGTCGGATCGACCCTCGTTCTCGTCACTGTCGTCGTCGGTGTCGCCACCCGCGCGCTCGTCGGCGTCCACCGCGTCGGCGAGCAGCTGCTCGGCCTCGTCTTCGGTGATGCCGTCCAGCTCGTCGTTCTGGTCGTCGGGCCGGTCGTTCAAGTCCGCACGGCCGTTGGGTCGAGACATGTGCACATCCCCTGTCGGGACGATGGAAACCTGCGCTTGAGCAGGTCAACCGCCCATGTCGGGCGGAAGTCTTATCCCCTCAGGAAAGAGGTCGGAGACAGACCGGACAGTCGGAGTCCGGAGGGAGGAGGTCGGCCAAGCGCCGGTACCTCCCGGACTGGTCCAGCTTCACCATGTTGGCGCGAGCCGCCGCGTCGTAGACGGTCGGCTGATCCGGTTCGATCCAGTCTCCGACCTGCATGGTGAGGGTGGCTTCCGGAGTGGAGCCGACGCCACGGCGGAGTGTGAGCGTGCCCCCGTCGACGGAGCCAACACTCCAGGGGGAGGCGTAGGAGTCGTTCGCGGAAAGCCAGTCGGCCAGTTCCTCATGGTTGTCCCCGTCCCATTCCGCGTAATCACCGGTACCGGGGTCGAAAGTCTCGACAGGGAACGTCTCGATCGCCATTTCCTACCTCCAGGAGTCGGGGATCAGCCTGGACAGCCCCAGCGCGGCCGCCCGGCGCTTGATGTGCGCCTTGACCGCAGCCCGCTTGTCCGCAGGCGTGCGACCGACGGCGCGGATCGCCTTCTTGAGGTCGGCGGCGTTGCGGATCGGGTAGCGCCCGCCGGAGCCGGTGCCACCGTCGGGCATCGCCTTGCCCTGCTTCGCGAGCTTGCGGCGCGTAGCAGTGTCGGGACCGGCCACGGAATGCTCCTGTCGACGGCGGAATGTCTTGAACGTGCGACACTGCGCATGTGGACCTGTTGCACAGCTATCCCGTCCGCCTGCTCGTCGCGCTCCTCGGCGTCGTCGCGGGCGCGGTGCTCGTGGCCCAGTTCGACCTGTCGGCGCAGCGCCCCGACGGGGCGCCGGCGAGCACCAGCGACGCCGTGCTGCTGGTCGGGCGGGACATCGCGCCGGGCCTCTACCGCACCGCGGGCGCGGTCGACAACCGGTACTGCATGTGGTCGACGCACTCCAGCGCGTCCGGCGGGATCGTCGACAACATCGTGGCCTCGGACGGCGCGCACTCCGGCCAGCTGATCGCCACCATCGAGCCGACCGACGTGCTGTTCCGCACCCGCGGCTGCGCACCGTTCGAGCGGATCGGCTAGGCGCTCAGGCGTCCCTCACGCTGCAGCTCGGTGTAGATCCGCCGCCACTGCCGACGGGCCTCCGCGCCGGAGTAGCGCCGGTAGATGTGCTCTCTCCACAGCCTGTGGAATTCCTGTGCACGGCCGGGCCAGAGCGTGTTGCGTGAGTAGACGGCCTCCAGCGTGCAGGCGCAGTGGTCGTGCACCTTCACCGTGCCCGGCCCGGTGAACCGGGGGTCCGAGGCCGCGAACGACCCCTTCTTGTAGACCGGCCCACGGCTGGCCAGCATCGCGCAGAAGTAGCACGGGTCGCCGTCGGTGACCCGCACCCAGCCGATCGCCTGCATGTCGCCCTGCACGAGCGTGAGCAGGCTCTGCCGACCGCCGGTGAGCACGTGCCGGGTGGCGGTGCCGGTGGCCTCGACGAGCGAGACGTCGCGCGCCTCCTCGGGCCTGCGCCCCTTGCCGATCTTGGACTTCTGCCCGATCGGACCGGCGATGTTCAGGTCGACCTCGATCTTGCGGTCGGTCTCGGACCAGTCGATGTCCGGGATCTCGATCGTCGCCCGGCGCTCCGGCAGCTCGAACGCGCTCTCGTCGACGTCCCAGCGGACGCCGGAGCCCCGCAGCGCGCGGTCGAGCTCGCGCTCGGCCTGACGGATGCGCGCCGCGCGCGAGCGCGGAGGGACGCTCGCAGTACGCGGCGGTCGCCCGGTGCTCGGCCCGGCCGGCGGCGGCGCGCTCGGCGGCCGCGAGGTGGTGTCGGTGATCCCGCCCGGGATCCGCGGTCGAGCGACCGTGTCCGGCGCCTCGGCGGCGCGGAACTCCCAGAAGTACTGGGTGGCGATCTCGGCCGACAGCAGCCGGTAGGCCACGATCAGCCGGGCCACCGCCCGGACCCAGCCGGGCCCGGTGTCGTCGAGGCGCGCGGTGTCCAGCAGCGCCCACAGTGCGAGGAACTCGGCGAGGAAGTCGTCGCGCACGTCCTGTTGCGCCTGGCGGTGGGCCTCGGTGAGCCGACGGCCCTCAGCCGTTGACGCCACGGCTGCCCGCCTGCGCCCGGCCGCCCTGGGCGCCGGTGCGCTGTGCGCTGGTCGGCGGCTGGCCGTTCTGCGCCGCCGGGGCCGCCTGCTTCGCGCGAATCTCGCGCTCCTGACGCTGGCGCTCCATCTGCTGCTGCAGCTTCGTGATCGGGTCGCCTTCCTCGGCGAGCCGGATCCACTCGGCGACGTCGGTCTTCTCCACCCCGGGGATGAGCGCCCACAGTGCGGTCGGCGGCACGTGCAGCATCTCGGCCATCTTGCCCAGCGCGTCCGCGGCCTGGGACATCGACCGGATCTCCATGTCCTGCCAGGTGACGCGCCCGGTCGGGTCGCCCGCGTAGGACTCGTCGCCCTCCAGTGCGACGGCCAACCGCAGCATCTGTGCGTGGCTGGCGCCGAAGCTCTTCTGCCGCTCGGTCACCTTCTGGTTCAGGCTCGCCCGCGCGGCCGCCAGCGCCTCCGCCGACAAGTTGGCCATCTGCCCGGTGAGCTCGTGCGTCGGGGTCTGCGACACCGCCGCCAGGGTCTCGACGTCGGCCCGGTGCGCGGAGATGAACCCCTCCAGTGGGGTCTCGTCCAGGCTGCCGAACTTGGTGTCGGGGTCCTCGGCGACCAGCAGGTCGTCCTGACGGAGCTGCAGCTTCTTGCGCGCGACGACCTCCTCGTCGTCCGGCTCGGCCATGCCCGCGACCGTGCGCACCTTCCAGCTGTTGAAGTGCTGGGTGAGCAGCCGGTCGTAGGAGGTCTTGTTGATCCGGGCGGCGATCGCGATGTGCGGCTCCACCTCGCCCGGCGACCGACCCTCCAGGTCGAGCATGTTCGCGAACCGCACCACCGGGCAGACCCCGGCATCGTGGATCCGCGGCTGGTCGAGGTAGTGCACGTCGGTCCCGCCGTCGCCGATGCGCAGCTCGTGCTCGGCGGTGTCATCCAGCACCCGCACCAGCATCTCGCCGTCGCGCCGGGACTCGATGACCTGCATCGTGTAGCGCGGCCAGTCGTCCTCGGCCGGGTCCTCCCACAGCGCGTACATCTTGCGCGGGCTCACGCCCCGGATCGCCGACATCGCCCGCCCGGTGACCGGGTCCTCGCCGGGCAGCACCTTCGCGAACGACCAGCCGTAGGCCAGCGCCGCGCGGTGCAGCGCGATCTGGCGGCGGTCCATCGCGTTGGCCAGCCAGGTCCGCCAGGGCGGCGACGCCTGCCGCTCGGCCTCCTCGCCCGCGGCCCGGTCGTTGGACGGATCCAGTTCGGAGCGGAACCCGTCGACATACATCGCCTGGGCGCACGAGGTGACCACCAGCGAGAGCCACGGCACCCGGCTCAGCTCCGCGAGGCGCTTGAGCTCGGGGGTGGCCTTGCGCGGCAGCGGGATGTCTTCCTGCTCCCACCGGTACCAGTGGTCGATCCGGGCCAGCCGCTGCCGGTCGGCGTCGTAGCCGGGGTAGAGCTGATCCTTGACCAGCTTCACGGCCTGCTGCGGGGAAAGCACGGACTACCACACCTTCCCACTGCGCTGCTTCGTGGACGTGTTTTGTATGTACGATTACTGCATGACTGCTGAACGTGTCACCGTGAACCTGATCGACAAGGCGTCCACCGCACTGAACGATGCGTGCGTCCTGACCGGGGACAACAAGACGGACACGATCAACCGAGCGCTGCAGCTCTACGCCTGGGTCCAGCTCGAGCTGCGCAAGGGAGGCGAGCTGATCCTGCGGAGCACGGACGGCGAGCTGGAGCGGATCCACCTGCTGTAGGTGGTCACCACACCTTCCCGGAGCGAGCCTTCGTGGACGTGTCCTTGTTCTGATAGAGCCGACGCAGCATCCGCGCGCCGACCGCGCACACCGCGAGGTCGACCTTCCGGGCCGATTCGCGGTGCTCCTTGCCCAGCGACACGCCGAAGTCGTTCGGCCGCCGGCGTGCGTTGCGCACGTGCTGGCGCAGCCGGATGTCGCCGTCGTGGGTGAACCGCCCGGCGGCCACCTCGGCGACGAAGCGCTCCGCCGCGCCGGTGAACAGGTTCACGTGCTCGCGGGAGCGCATGTCCCAGGCGATCGAGTGCCGCCGGTCGCCGGACTGCACGCTCCAGAGCTTGAGCTGCGGGCCGTAGCGGGTGTGCCAGTCGTCGAGGAACGGCTCCCAGAACCGCTCGCCGGTGTCGTCGCGGGTGTCCGACGGGTCGCCGTAGAACGCGATCACGTTGTAGGCGTCGAACATCGCGGTGACCGCCTCGTCGACCTCCTGGCGGGGCACGATCCAGCTGCGGCCGCGCTCGCCGGCGGGCTTCGCCCAGCAGTCGATCACGAACACGTGCCCGTCGCTCAGTCGACAGCCGACCAGGCCCGTGGAGTCGTCGGACTTGGAGCCGTCGAAGAAGGCCACGATCGGCTCGTTCGGCAGCACCAGCTGGTCCGGCGCGGCGATGGCGTCCCACTGCTGCGGGTCCATCCAGGCGTCCTCGGCCGCGGTGATCTGGTTGTACCAGAACCGGCGCGACCGGGACGGCGGGTTGCGGATGTCGATGATCGACTTGACGATCGACTCGGTGTCCAGCCAGACCGAGTCGCCCCGGATGGCCTCCACCACGCTCGGTGCGGCCTCCGGCGTCAGCGGCGCCTCCGGCGGGGCCTCCAGCGAGTCGTAGAGCAGCCCGACGTCGGCGACCTCGCCGCTCTGCGCCTTCTCCCAGGCCTCCCGGTCGCGCTCGGCAACGCTGTCCTCGCCGGGCTCGTAGGCGTTGGTGATGCGCAGCGTGCGCGCGGCGCCGCCCTTGGCCTTGGTGCTGTTGCGCTCGATCGTGGCGGCCATCTCGTGGCCGTCGTTGTTGTCCAGCCAGTGGTGCGTCTCATTCATCAGCACGAACGTGGAGCGCGCACCCTCAAGCGTGGTCGGTGAGGAGGTGACGGCCTCCATGAACCGCTCGTCGCCCAGGGCGTGCACCTGCTCGCGGCCGATCTGGATGCCGTAGCGGGCCTTCGCCTCGGCGGTGAACAGGCCCGGGAACAGCCGCATGGTGTTCTTGGTCTGCTTGAGCGACACGGCCGCGGTCTGCACCCACGCGGTCAGCGACTCGCCGCCGACCGGCTGCCCGTCGACCCAGTCGACCACCCGGACCGGGCCGAGCATCTCGCCGGCGCTCAGGCAGGCGCCGATCGGGTCCTTGCCGTGGCCCTTGAGGCGCTGGAACACGCCGTCCCGGTAGAGGAATCGGCCGTCCTCGCGCACCGCGTACCACCAGAGCAGGAACCGGGCCTGCTCGAGGGTGAAGCGCCACGGCACGCCGCGCGACTCCTGCAGCCACCGGCCGCACCAGGCCAGGAACCCCCAGCCGAGCGAGTACTCGGGCAGCAACCAGTGCCCACCCTCGGTCTGCCAGGTCGGGCCGATCCGGACCGGGTCCCAGGCCACCGGCGGGAACTCGGCCGGCCGCGCCAGCTCGGCGCGGTACCAGGCCTCGACCTCGGCCAGCTCCTCGCGCTCGTCACGGCGACGGCCAGCGAGCGCGGTGGCCACGTCAGCCCTGAGGGCGCTGCTGCTGAACCAGCGCGGTGACCATCGCCCGGACCTGCTCGAGCACCAGCTGCATCGCCTGCTGTTTGGTGAAGCCCGCGTCGACGTAGGCGGTGTACTGCGCGTGCATGTCGTCGGCGCTCTTGCGCTGGTCGGCAGAGGGCTCGCGCTTCGGGGTGCCGGAGAAGAAGTCCATGCGGCCGATCATCCCGCGCTCCGCGGGTGCCAGCGCTGGTTGACCAGCGCGCGGCCTGCCGCCGAGCGATCGCCGCCCGCGCCGGACTCGTCGGGGAGCTTGAGCTTGGTCAGCAGGCCGGCCAGGGCCATCCGGTGCTGCCGGATCTCGCTCACGTGCGGCGCGGCCACGTCCTGGCCCATCGAACCGGTCGTGATCAGGTCCCGGGAGGCGAACTCGGCCTTGAGCCGCTCGATGATGTCGGCCTCGTGCGCGGCGTCGGCGAGGATCGCCAGCTCGTCGGGCCGCAGGTTGTACGCGGAGGTCACCGAGTCCCAGAGCGCGGTCCCGCGCTCGCCCAGGTCGGCGGGCTTCCAGTCCATGGTGACCCTCCGTGAGGTGAAAATGATGTTCGATACGTATGGATCATGGATTGCT